TAGATACAATAACCATTTTTGTTTTTTGTCCAGATGATATTGTAGGATAAACTGAACTAAAAAACATTTCGGCAATGTTTGTAGGTACGAAAGCAAACTCGTCAAGGAATATTATATTATAAGAACCTCCTCGAATAGCAGATGATGAGGTGGCAGCAGCAACTATAGTTGATTTGTTTTCTAATTCTATATTACCTTTGTTCCAGTTAACAACACCTTGTTGCATCCATTTAGGTAAGTTTTCATATGCAAGTTGTAAACGACCTAGTATATCTCTAGCAGTTGATGATTTGTTTGCCAAGATAGCAATGTTAGAATTTGGATTAAACATTGCATAGTGCATTAAATAAGAAATTGTTGTTGTTGATTTACCAGACTGTCTAGGCAATTTACAAATTGTAAATCTATTTTCGTGTATTGTTTTTACAATCTTTTTTTGAAACCCATACATTTTAAAAGGCACAAGACCTTCGTCTAGTGATACAATCTTCACATACTTTTCCATAAAGTATAACGGATCTTCAGCACACTTTTGATATTCTACAATCTGTTCTTGTGTAAATTCAACAGGTGTATTAATCTTTTTAAGATTAGGATTTCCTAAATATGCGTCAGTCATTTTCTACAATACCTTCTATATGTGTATAACCTAATTTTAAAGCGGCTTGTATTCTTTGACTACCTTTAAATACACTCCAATTTTTTTCTTTATAAGGCACACCACTTGCACCATATCTTACTTTATTAAAAACCTCGTGTCTAACAACTTGTATTGGATATAACAATTCCTCTCCGTCTAATAATTCTTTGAGAGGTGACATTGACTTAATATAAGTCAAATCACTTATCTGAAATATCTGTTTCTTCGGGTGTGATTGTTTTGCTTTTAATATCTTCATTATTTTGTTTCAACATCTTTTGCAATTCTGCTGTAGAACCAACAAAGAGAGCATTTTTTATATTCGCACTTGTCTTATTAGGAACTTCTTTTAAGTCTTTTAATTTTTTTTGTAAGTCTTGTAATTTATCTACAGTAGTTGCAACTTGACCAATAAGTTGTCCTGCAACTTCGTAAGCACGAGGATGTTGTCCTTCTTGTGCAATATCTAATATACCTTGTATTGCCTCTTGTCCTTTTTCAATTAGATTATAATAATTTTCTCTACTGTATTTGTAATCATTATCTACGTCTGCTTTATCTTTATCTTCAGTACGTGGTACTAAAGGTTTAAATTCTTTTTTCTCTACAGGTGCTTTTGATTCAACACCTAATATTTCATTAACTCTATCTTCTAATTTACTCATCTGTATCTGTAGCAGGATTATAAGTTTTACTATCGTCAAAAAAACTTATTGTAGTTGTAAATCCAAAATCATCATCTGCGTCAGCACTTGTTGGATCAGGAACTACAACAATCCTTTCTTCCCTTTTTGAAGTTGTGTCAGTATCAGAATATAAATCTGCCTGTGTTTGTTTAATGACACCTTGATTATTCATAGGACCAAATAGATAAGTTTTTGCTGTAAAAGACAATGTATAAATTACAGCACGTCTATTTGTAAATTCTCCATCATATGTATCTTCATAACCTATATTGCCTAATACAATAGGTATATCTCTTTTAATATCTAAATCTGGAACAACGTTAACTGTTACTGTATAATCAGGTTGAAAGAACGGAAGTATTTGTTCTATAATTTGTAAACCATCTTCAGCAGTAGCAGTAAATACATATAAATTCATACTAATATTATATGGTACAGGAGAATAATTGTAATTCATTTTTTTACCGTCTTCACCTGATTTTACTTTAGAATATTTTTGAACTCTTGTTAGTTTTCTACTTGAGTCATATGAGAGACCTGTGATTTCAAATCCCATACGAGGTAATGTGGTTGCAAATTCTCTACTTTCTAAATTTGCTTGTTGATCTAATCTAACTAAAAACTTTTCTTTTGGTGCATATGCAAGTGGTACTTTAATTCTAGCAGTTACACCACCTGTACTATTTGTTCTTTGAATAACTACGTTATTAAAGATTTGACCAAACGCAATAATAAGTTTTCTAAAACTTTGATTATAAAATCTTGTTCCTAACATTATAAGTCTACCTCTCCGAACGGATTACGTTCAGTAAAATCTAATATGTCATCAAGTGCTGAGGCAGTATCAAAACCTGCTTCAGTATCTAAATCTGTATTTGAAGCATATGTTGATTGTGTTTGTATTGCAGCTTCTGTATAATCTTCATTTAATAAAAATGCAGGTTCACCTGTTGCATAATCTGTTTCTAATTGTATTGAACCTTCACCGTCTAATGCAACTTGACCACTTTCTAAAGTAAACTTATAATTTAAAGTGTTTAAAGTGTAAGTGTCTTCGGCAGCGTCAATTGTATTTAAACCTGTATTTAATTCTTCCGAACTGTATTCCCAACGTGTTACTCTTAATTTGTAAACAGGTAATTGACCTAATGCAAAGAAAGGTTCCTGATCTTCAACAAATTGAATTTCAAAAAAACTATTCATTAAAGGGTAGTAAATAATATCACCCTCGTTAGGTCGTCCTTCAGCAATCAAACTATCTTTTTGACCTACGTGATAATTCCAACTTCGTTTAGACACCATAAATGTAGTGTCTTCTCTAATCTCTAATCCAAATTTAGATATTAATTCTTGTGAACCAGCAAATCCTTCAGTTGATTCAATGTACATTTCAATCAACCAAGAATCATCAAAACGAGAAGTTGTATCTTCTCCTAAGATTAAATCTCTATTGACTAAAGTACGTGGTAGATAATAGACATCGTGGCCGTAGATTTTAAGACCTTCAACAATTAAATCTTCGTAAAGTCTTTTTTCGTTTTGGTTACCGATGCCGTTGCCACCTTGAAAGTAATGATTAATTGGCATAGCATTATCCTATCATCATTGCAGGATTTAATTCAAATGTTGTTCTAATTTCGTTTTCTAATTTTTCAATATCTTGTAGTGCTTCTGAATATATTTGTTGACCGTTTAATGTAACACCACCGACCATTGCAACACCGTTAAATTTAGATAGATTAGCACCCCATTGTTTTTTAAATAAAGCGGTTGTGTATCTTTTTAAATAAATGTCATTCCATACATCCGTATAAGCAGAAGGATCTAACTTACGATATGCCTCAATAACAAGGTACTCATCTGTTTGTAAATCGTTAGTCCAATCCATATCAATGTATAATCTATTATCGTGTTGATTAAATCTTAATGGTTTTTCACCGACTAATATGTGATCTAAAAAGTCTAAATGTCTTAATACAATATCATAATTAATTACAGACGTAGAAGAAAAATCATACAAGTCATTTAATCTTAATTGGTATCTTACATCAAATAAGTTTAAATTACCTTTATCTGAAAAAGGAAAAATATTAATTACTGAAATAATACTTGACGGTACAACAAGATAATTATTATCTTCATACCAAGTTGTAGATACTGAACTTTGAGTTGCCGTTTCACTTGAAGGATTGATCGCTGAAAGTCTTGCCTTATCAGCAGCAGTTAACTTATATTTTAAGTATGTTCTTTTAATACCATCATAATGATATTGTTGAAAAAACTGTACTGCCTCGTCAATTCTATCTTCTAATTGGTCGTCATCTACGTTAATTTCAATGACTGGCTTACCTAATGCTCTTAAAGCATATTGTTTTAGTGTTTCTCTTGTTGCTGGTTCTGCCATTTTAAATCCTTAGTTTACTACTATTTATAAGAATTATATAGTATCAAATGACAATGAAATTCTATCATCGCCAGATAAATTAGGTTCTACCATATGATTAATCCAAGCAGGAAATAAGTATAATTCACCTTCTTTAGGAGAAAATTTATATACAGCAGAGTTGTTTTCAGTATATGATTTTCTGTAAATTCTATTTACAGTATTCCAATCACCCTCATTCCAAGTGTGTTCAAAAATAGGACTAGGATGTCTAAAAGTTATATCACCACAATTCTTGTTTGTTTTAATATAATATACTCCTGTAAAAATAGCGTTAAGATGTATATGTGGCATATTTGTATCTTTTTGTCTATTAATATTAAACCATATTCTATGAATTTTTTGTTTTATTGATTCATCAAAATTAAAAACACTATGATATTCATTTACGTGATGTTGTAAATTATTAGATAATTTTAGAAACTCATCATCATTACAATCATTAATAATTTGACTTTGATAACCACCTAAATTACTTTCTGTATTACCAGAATAATTTTTTTCAATAAAATATGCTAGATTAGATAATTTTTTATTATCTAAATTTAAATTAACCTGATATATTGGTGTTGAAAATAAATTTAATATCATTTAATAATAGGAAAAAGATTATCACTACAAAAAACT